ATAATAATAATGATGATTTTCCTACGTTTAAACCGAATTTGACTCCGAGACAAATGTTCCAATTAGGAAGTTTCGGGGGAACTTATTGGCGACCAATCGAATCTAGTGTTACTGGAAAAAAACATAAAAATGTGCATAAACGGCAATTCCCGAAATCATGGTGGAAAGGGATTCCAGAAGAGAATTTATCTTCTACTGAATATGACAAAGAAAAAAACAACTACAAAGTAAAAGTCGGAACTTCTCTCGAATTCTGGGAAAGTAAACATTGGATTAAACCATCTCATCCATATGGTTGGGTACATTGGTATTGTGCATTTTACAATGGTAAACGAAGTCCAGATGATGAACGCCAAGTAAAACGCTGGGCAGCTTTAGCGGGTCCACGTGGACGTTTTATGAGATTTTTAGTCACACAAATATTGAAACAACATGGCAAATGGAATGATGAAAGTATTAGTCCGAAAATACGCCAAGTTTTACAGCATTGGGGATATCGTCTTACAAAACCACATTATGAACGCGAAGTTGCACGCCGACATCGTTCCACCCGTAAAAATAAATCATGATTTTGTCTCGCATTTTCCTGTACGATTATTACGGCGGGTTCCATTAGGACAACGTTTTTTACAATGTTTGTTTTTGGGAGTATTTCGAGATGATTTCTTCCGTTTTTCTCTCGATAACAATGATTTTGTAACTGAATATTTTTCCATTAGTGAATGTAATTCTGTAGAAATCGATGCATTATTTTGATTATTTTGATTATTTTGATTATTTTGATTATTATTTACAGGAGTTTTGGTAGAAGATGTCTTGGGTATATGCAAATGATATTTTTTCAGTAAATCAATATATTTTTTTCTGTACAGAATCATAATCGGATTCTCTCATAGATAAATCCGAGACACACATTTTTGCAATTAAATGATATGCTTCTAAATAGAATTGTTTGTTAATTCTACGGGATTTCTGCATGGTTTGATTATGATACAATGCAGAAAATAGACGTTTCATACATAATCCATAGCAATATCCATCAAACGTATTCGTCGCCATCTGTAAAAATGTCTCGTATCCAAGAAAATGGTAATGGGTGCATTTTTCATATTCTTTACGATTGAGACAACTGGATTCTCTCGGGAAATATGACCATGAGCGTGCATGATGATTCTTATTTTTCTTACTACGTTTGATAAAATCCTTGGTATTGGTCATCATTCCGAAATCGATATATTTCATGAGTCCAGTTTTGATATTGTAAACAATATTGAGAGACTTGATATCATGATGTATGACATTATGTTTACGGAAAAAGGATAATGCTTCTATACTGGTGGTAATTGCATTGAAAAAAGAGGCTAAATGTGCCCGATTCATGGTTGGTAGAATATGTTGTATCATATGTTCTAAATCGACACCACCATCTTCAATCTGTAAGAGTTTCAAATGTTGTGGTTTTACAGTTTTGATTTTCTCATTTTTACAGGATTGTACTGTACGGATAAAATTGGAATCATATTTCGGAGTACATGATTTGGGAAACTGTATAATATATTGTTCAATATTAGGAATGTGTTTTAATTTACGGATTTCTCTCATTTCATCTTCTGCATCTTGTGGACGAAGAATTTTCGAGAGAAAACGTTTACGGGTTTTCCTTCGGGATGATGATGATGATGATGATTTATTCTCTCGGTCATCTTGTTTACAGGGTAATTCTGGTGTTACAACACAACCATATGTTCCTTCCCCAATGATTTTGTGCTTTTTATGAGACATTCTTTTCAGATTCGGATTCGGATTATTTTGAATCGTCTATCGGTCTATTCTATTCTACTATATGTACTATATACTATTATAGTAGAATAACTTGGTAGTGGAATCGTTTTTCAATGGTTCTTATGAGAGATATCTGGTAATTTGCATGAATATTTACTTGTATAATCTTCTTCCATATCTGATTCTGGTTTATGTTTTTCTTGTGCAGTAAAGTCACAATTGCTAGGTGTACGTGGAAAGTATGGTTCAACTGGTGTTGGGATGCGGGTTTCACCCATATCAATTTCACGTTCTCTTCTTTTACGGAATTTTGCAGAAACGGGACGTTGTTTTGATGGCAATGGCGAGACAATGACAGTAGAACTGTTTGTGTTTATACTCTCTAAACTACTAAAACTTTCGTTATGGATAATCGGTATATTCATACTTTCGTCATATGCAATTCCACCACCACCACCACCACCACCACCACCACCATATTGGCTACCACTTAAGCTACGTGGAGATGGTTTTAGAGGTTGCATGTAAGAATATACTGTAGAACTTGTACTATCAATTGAATCGGAACGAGAGAACGAACGATATGACCAGTCATCACTTATTGTACGTGTTTTTTCTTCTTTCTGCATAATATTCTGGGTATGGGGATTATTTATGTATAATAATTAACAGGAATATGCTTATATCTTGTACAGAAAAGTATTTGATTTGTTATTTGTTAGGGTTTACACGAGAGAGGGACAGAAACAAGAAAAAGCATGTATTTTTACAGAATTCTGTATCTACATGTACCTAGCGCATAAACCGACTCAATAATGCAAATATTGATATGAATATCCCCGAAAATTGATATAAAGGGGTCAGCTTGGTATACAGTATCCCGAGCATATATTTATACTTTCACAGTATTATTCGTTTGTATTATCTTTCGCACACCTTATTTTCGCATCCCTTTATTTCGCACACCCCTCATATTACAAGATGTCTGAAATCATGTCTATGTCTACCTGGAACCCTAACGCAGTTCGTTACATGAAACCCAAGACGAACGCTGTTGGTGGTAAGTCTATTACTGTAATCAGTTCACAAACAAACCGCTCGGTATATGTCACTCTACCCAAGTTGATTACATGGGGTATTAGTGATTACACAGATGCACAGACTGGCGAATCGAATGGGAAATTCAATATTTCTCTACAGTTTCCTCGTGATTGTGACCGTACCCCTGAAACAGATACCGCCATTAATAAGTTGAAAGCATTCGAAGAGCAGATTCTAGAAGATGCTGTACAGAATTCTGAAATCTGGTTCGGCAAGAAACAATCTCGCGAGATTGTAGAATATGGATATTTCCCCTTCTTGAAGTATTCCAAATATAAAGACACTGGTAAAGTTGACCCATCCAAGGGTCCTGCATTCCGCCCCAAAGTACCCAAATACCAAGACAAATGGAATGTTGAAGTCTGGGATGCTGACCGTAATATGATATTTCCTTCCGCAGATGATGAAGATTGTACACCTATGGACTTTGTCCCTTCCCGTAGTTCTGTCATTTCTATTGTACAGTGTGGTGGACTATGGGTTGGTGGCAAAGGTTGGGGTATCACTTGGAAACTTACCCAATGCGTTGTAAAACCACAAGTCATGCAAACAGTACTTCGTGGTCAATTACATGTAGAAATGTCCGCAGAAGATACCGCAGCAATTAAGAAAGATATTCCCATTAACGCAGCCGAACCCGAACCAGAATTAGATACTACCACTACCCCAACAGCAGAAGAAGCAACCTTCGTCGAAGATAGTGACGATGATGAACCTGTACAGACACCCGTCTCACCAGAGCCAGAACCAGTCCCAGCCCCAGCCCCAGAGCCAACTCCAACAAAAGCCCCTGTAAAGAAAGTTATTGCAAAACCAAAGCCGAAACCTGTAGAAGCAGAAGCAGAAAACACACCAGCAGAGCCAGAGCCAGAGCCAGAGCCAGAGCCAGCCGCAGCACCTAAAACAGTTATCAAGAAGAAAGTAGTTGCCAAGAAGAAACCTGTTGCATAATCATTACATATTTTACACATACTTAACAAAATAACAAAGTAAATAATCAACACTTTTTTATTTTGATGGACACATTGGGCGATATATTCTTTTACAGGATATATCGCCCTTTTTTACGTTATTCGACATGTATTTTTACGGATTCTTACTCTTACTCTTACTCTTACTCTTTCGACGTCTTTTGTTACCTCTACTTGTGTTTCTTGATTTTATTTTCACACATTGAAACACACCACGTCCATTTTTCCTAGTTGGATTCTGTTTTTTACGATATTCTCCAAATGCACATTTCCGTACACATCTTTTTGTAAATGGATTATATTCTTTTTCTGGTGGACATGTAATAGTCAGTGTCGGTTGCTGTAAAGAATTATTATTCTGATTGGATAATTCGGTTGCTCGTTTCTTTGCTACGAGAGAAGGACGAGGTTTTTGTTTTGCGGTTTCTCTCATATTGTATTTATTTAATATCTTAATATATGCATCTTTGAAACTACATGGATGTATATCACGCGTTTTTACATTTGGATTATACATACTTACAAATAATCGATGACAATCACTTACAAAACCATTCGGAATATTCCATGTATAACCCATTTCACGATATGAATGCAATCGTTCTCCAATTTCTTTCAATAATAATCCTGTACTATACATATCGAATGTCGACACCGATTTCTGTAAAAACGTGTCATAATCCATACTGTTTCGGTATCTTGCACAATCCTGTTTATGATGAAACTCGAATGTATTCACACAACTATTTTCTACTGGATAATTGAACCACGAGAGACCTTCATCATTTAGATTCTGTTTGGATAACATGATTTCTTGTTCAAATGTCTTCGTTTTTCCAAAATCGATTAATCGTAATTGTCCTGTACGAATATTGTAGACGACATTTTGCAGTTTTATATCATGATGAATCACCTTGTAATCGTACAGTAAACAAATGGCTTCTAGCAAATTCACGATATTATTCAAAAATAATCGCACATCTCTCGGTGATAAATCGAAAATGAGCTGTGTTGTGAAATCATCTAAATCCACACCACCATTCTCGATAATGAACATTGCGAATCTTGCATTCGACCGTCGGAAACGTTTATTCTTACATTTTTTTACTGTACGATGAAACGCCGGGGTTTCTTTTGGTTTGCATAAATGTGGTTTGGGGACAATATATTGATGAATCTTGGGAATTTGCGAGAGAAGTTCAAATTCACGGATTTCTTTTTTGGCAGTTTCTTTCAACATGATTTTCGAGAGATATTTCTCTGGATGTTTTTTACTGTCTATATGCGGAGTATTACATGGAAGAGTTGGCTGTACAACACAACCGAATGCACCTTCGCCAATCACTTCTGATTCTAATTCTGGTCCGTTGTCTCGAACGGATGGTGTTTGATACACAATATCTTGAAAAATAGTTTCCATCAAGTAAACAATATATTATATATGTATCTTTACAGTAATATGATATATTTTATGTGGGGGGACATATTAGTCAATTATCTGACACGCATAATATCTACATAAGCAGAATTAGTGTATCCACCAAATGTCAAATCATTATAGTTTTTATTATATGCTTGTTGTTTACGGAATTTGGTATAATCCGATGAATCTGCCACGAATTTCACATTACAGTATGAACCTGGAACACCTGTAGAATCACATTTATCGATCATCGAACCAAATCGTCTTCCTTTACCTGGTTTATTTGCATCAGAAGGATTCGACCCACCACATACATAATCTTTACGTGAGAGATAATCACCCGAGTTGTTTACCGCACGGAATGGAGTAGTTATACGTGCATTTCCTTTTACGGTTGAATGTGCTAATTCTGTGTTCCATCCACGTCGCAATACACTACGCATGGATGTAATTGTACTATCTTTATAGTTTAGTACAGTTTGTTGAGGAGAATGACCTTGAAATGGACCGCCTAAATTAGATGTTGACATATTTTTCTAGATTCTTATTCGTTTTATTAAATAAATGAAAAAAGCGAAATAGAGACGAATGAGAGAATTCGAGATATATTATTCCTATAGAAGAAAAAATTTCATTCTTGATTGATTGTTTGATTGATTCTTCTATTGATTTCTTGTACATGGATATGGATATGGATATGGATATGGACATTTCCGAAAATACGTTCAATGTGGACCAAGTCACTTTGGCATGTCTCGTCAGCAGTAAACATAAAAAGGTGCTAGAAGAAATGAATCCACAATATGCAGCTTTACTGAATGACACCCGAATGTCGTACAATTCATCATCCCCAGCATCGTCTTTATTTTATGATACTATACAGGAAAATCGTGAATGGTTATTACAGACATTCTCCTTTATGCTAGATAATCCTGTACATACAAATACTAAATTCCAACCATTTGTTGAATCTTTATTGAGAGACCGTAGTACTGGTCATGGTAAGAAAATTTACGAAGATGCTACATATGATTGTATCTCTGATGAAGAACATGATGATGAACCTGTTTTATTTGGGAAAGACTGTAAAGACTTACGCGCCGAAGGCGCGGCGAGAGAACCATCTAAAATCGAATATTGGAAAATGCAACATGTATTCCGTACAGAACCTTGAATTACTCGGAAATTCTCTCTAAATAAAGTATAGGAAAGACCGAACAATACTACCAATGAATTCTGACCTAAAACAAAACACTTCCAATAAAATCGTAAAGACACATCAAGGTGGAAAAACGAAAAAGAATCAGAATAAAAATAAAAACCAGAACAAAAAATACAATAAAAAACACAATAAAAAACATAATAAAACACCCAAATCACCAAAAACAAAACGTGGTCGACCACCCAATCGTCGGAATCGTACTTTCCAAGATGAACCACCCAAAATGGTTCGTACTGGCTTGAAAAAAGATGCATGTAGTCCATATTCACGTGGTCGTACAGTAGTCAATAAATCATGTTTTACCAAAGGTGTATTATTCGATTTAAAACAAACATATAATGCTTCTCATGATCCAACCGAACATATACAATCCAATGACCCGAGAGAAATACACGAAACTATCCAAAAACGACTTCCAAACTGTAAACGCGAATCCTGTTGGGTACAAAAAATCGCTCGACCTGCTGTAAAAAATAAGCTTATGAGTTTACTGTTCTCTCCTCCACAACCAAAAGAATGGAAAACCAATCCTACTTCGTGGTTAAGCAATTTCGATATTTTAGGCGTTTTAAAACAATACGAACAGAATTTTCCTTCGTTTTTCTTCATTGGACCATCACCTATTGATTACAATGCACGCCATACCAGAAACCGTTCCCAATGTGTATGCAATCATCTATGCAATTTCTCTTTACAGCAACAATACGACAAAGGTATACGGAAAATCGGCGTCATCTTCAATCTAGACAAACACACCGAAAATGGTTCACATTGGGTATCCTTGTTTATTGATTTAGACGAAAAATTCATATTCTTCTTTGACAGCAGTTCCGATCCACCACTAAAAGGAATCCGTACGTTTATGAAAACCGTTGTCTCACAAGGAAAAACCATGCAACCGAATATACAATTCAAAAAGTATGCCAATCGCCACATGGAACATCAATTACTCAATAATGAATGTGGTATGTACAGTTTGTTTTTTATTATTACCATGCTTATACGAGAGAAAGACGGGAAAAAACTTACCACAAAAGATGCAATCCGATTGTTTCTTGGCAAACGTGGTCGTATCAGTGACCGCGATATGAATGAACTTCGAGATGATTATTTCTTGGAATCTGATGATGATACAGAACACAATACTCTTGATACTTCCCTCCCTCTCCCCACAAAATAACCTGTAAAATATATGTCATCCTATCATATATTGTCTCAATGAAAATGCCTAAACTACCTAAAATACCTAAAATGCCAACTCTTCCTTCATTCTGTAAACAAAACAAATGGTTATGTCTCATTTTAGTGGTGGTTCTCATGTTTGTCTTGTATAGTATCTTCTTTGGTGCATCATCCAATTCATCTGAACTATTTATTACAGATTCCGAGACAGAAACCAACGAAAATGATAACACACCCACAGATGAAAAAACGCCTGAATCTGCTCCATCTGCATCACCTA